AGGCGCGTTTCGAGGAATTGCTGAAGCTTGTGCCGCAGCCGGCGCAGCAGCAAGCCTCGCCGGAGCCGGTGATACCCGACGTGCAGGCCGATCCGGTCGGGCACATCGTCGGCACCATGCAGCAGCTCGGCGCGTCGCAGCAGCAGATCGAGCGGGCGATTGCGGAACAGCGCCAGCAGGAGCAGCAGCGGCAGGTCGTAACGACCATCCAGCAGCGTGCGGCGGCGATGGAAACCGCCTATCGGGCCGAGCATCCCGAATACGACGCCGCCATGCAGTATTTGCGGGACATCAGGGCGCAGCAGCTCCGGGCACTGGGCATCACCGACCCGGCGCGCATCGCGCAGCAGATCCAAGCGGATGCGTTTCAGGTCGCGGTTGCCGCCATTCAGGAAGGGGCGAACCCGGCCGAGCGGTTGCATCGGTTCGCCGAGGCGAGCAGATGGGTGCCACCGGCTGTTGGCGCGCCCGCAGACCCGGTCACCGCCGCAGTCCCAGACCAGGCAGCGCGCCTCAGCATGGTGCAGCAAGGCCAGCAGCACGCTCGCAATCTCGGGGGTGTCCGGGGCAATGGGCCGTCGCCGATGACGGCATCGAAGCTGCTCGACATGGACGACGACGCCTTTCTTGAGACACTGAAGAAATCCAAGGATGCGCGCAAACTGATGGGGGCGTAATCGAAACCTCTCCGTGATTATCGCGCGCCTTTAAGGCACTTTGACAATTTGGTTGATGTGGTGCTGGCGTATCGGCCAAAGCCAAAATCGAAACCGGCAAAACACCGGAAACGCCGTGCGGCAAAAGTCGTAAGAGAGAAGTAAGGATTGCCTAATGAGTGAAAGGTACACGTCGCACGACATGGATATAGCGCAGGCGTTGTTCACTCGTAATGAACGTACTTCCATTGGCTGGTCAGATCGTGCAGACATCGCCGCCGCACTCGCGGCCGCTCGCTCTGAAGGGAGCGATGGCCACCACACGTTTGATGAGTTGTATGAACATCGTCATACTTTATTTATTGCGCTTTGTCGAGAGTTAGCTGCCGCCCGGGCAATAAATCCCGTTTGGCGCTCCCGCTTGCATGCCGATGGCACAATGTTTCTTGATTGGTTCATTATGGGCATCCATAAGGAATGGGGCCAACAGATCACCTATCATCTTCCTGCGCGTTTGTGGGTGGATACCGATTTCGCGGAAATGTTGGATCGCGCGCCGGAGTTTGATGGTCACACGCCAATGGATGCCCTTCAGCGGTTAACGTGGTTGTCAGGGTAGCCCTCCAAAATGGTCGTGCGGAAGTAAAGTATATAAATCCCAATCGAAACCCCTCCGCGATTTAATGTGGGGGCGCGGCACTGAGAGCATCGGCCGCACTTTAACCGCTCTCCCCGGCATGCTCAGCCGTTAAACCGAGCCTCGCGCTCCCGCAGCGTCACAGCGGGGAACGGCTTGTCTGGGCCGCACGCCAGACCCCGCCTGTCTTCCTGCGTCAATGGATGACCTCGCGCTCCCCGCCATGCGTCACGCCGGGGAAATCGAAACCATCCCTTTATCAGCAGGAGCAAGCCCGCTATGGCGGACACTTCTTATGTCGTCAACGACCCGGCGACCGTCAAATTGTGGTCGAAATACCTCATGGCCGAGGTGCTCAAGAACACCTGGGCCTGGAACTTCGTCGGAACAGGCGACGATAACCTGATCCAGCAGAAGACCGAGACCCAGAAGGGTGCCGGCGACACGATCAAGTTCTTCCTCCGCATGCAGATGGGCGCAGGCGGCGTGGCTGGCGACAGCACGATGGAAGGCAACGAAGAGGCGATCACCACCTACAACGACAGCCTCTTGATCGATCAACTCCGCAACGCGCATCGTTCCAACGGGCGCATGTCGGAGCAGCGCGTCTCCTGGAACATCCGCGAGGAAGCCAGGATGGGGCTCGCCGACTGGTGGTCGGGACGCATCGATCTTTCCTGGGTCAATCAGATGGCCGGCTACACCCCGGAGACCGATGTTCGGTATACCGGGATGAACGCCACGGTGGCACCGGATACGGCGCACATCAAGCGGCCGGTCTCGGGCGAGGACTCCGACCAGTCCATCTCGACGACCTCGACCTTTACCCTGTCCATGTTGGACAAGGCGGTCGAAGTCGCTCGGGTGGCTACGCCGGCCATTCGCCCGCTGCGGATTGGCGGCAAGCCGATGTATGCGGCTTTTTTACATGACTATCAAGTAACTGACATGAGAACGAACACCAATACTGGTCAGTGGCTTGATATTCAGAAAGCAGCGATGACCGGCGGTGAAGTATCGGACAACCCGATCTTCAATGGAAGTCTTGGGGTATACAACTCCGTGATTATCCACTCCGATACTCGCATCCCGTTCGGTGTCAGCGGTGCGTCCGGTCTTGCCGTAACGGGTGTCCGCCGCTCTTTCGTAGCGGGTGCTCAGGCTGCTGTTGTTGGCTTTGGCCAGGACAACGGCCCGAACAAGATCACCTGGGACGAGAAGACATTCGACTACGGCAACAAACTAGGTGTCGCGGCGGGCATGATTTGGGGGTTGAAGAAAACGATCTTCAACTCCGCGGATTACGGCACGATCGTGATTCCGACTTACGCCGTAGCGCATTAAAGGAGGGGATGAGATATGGCTGTTTCGACTTATACCTCCTCAATCGTTGAGAAGTACCCGGCGAAGGCGCCGCACATCGGCAACACCACCGTCATGGGCCGGTTTGCCTGGACGGCAGCGGGCACGGTGGGCGACGTTGTGCAACTCTGCAAGGTGCCGCACGGCGCTCGGGTCATCGATTTTGCCGAGTACCACAGCAACGGGCAGACGGCGGCGGTCATCAAGTTCGGCTTCAACAAAGGCATCGCGGCCGGCGGTGGCGCACACGCGTCGTGTCTCGTCGCGGCCGGCGATGTCGCCTTGATGAACCGGATGAGCTTTGCGGCGGGGGGTGCGTCAACCCCGCTGAAAATCTCGCTGTCCGACACCGACCCGATCCGCTTCGCTCTGCTGATCGGCAAGGCGGCATCCGGCACGTTCACGATTAGCGTGTCGGGCACGTTCTCGCTGACCTACAGCATGGACGAAGCCGGCTAAGAAACGACAGCCGACCAGCCGGCTTAATGGTCTGGACGCCCGTGCGAGACGGGCTTTCCCGCAATCCCGTAGAGGAAGCAAGCTATGTCGAGAAACGAGCAAGCCGTAGAGGCCGAAATCCAGGCGAAGAACCTCAATGCCCCGCGCCTCAATCCGACGCATATCGACGCGCAGATCGTCGCCGAGCAGTTCCATGTGTTTGATGGAACGGTCATGACCGTGTGCGCTCTGACGCTCAAGAACGGGTTCATGGTGGTGGGCAAGAGCGCGCCTGCGTCGCCTGAAAATTTCGATGCGGACCTCGGCAAGAAGATCGCCCGCGATGACGCGCGCAACCAGATTTGGGCGCTAGAGGGCTATCGCCTGCGCTCGCACCTGTCTAGTCAGGCTGGGTTTTAGGGGGTAGCCGTTCAGATGTTCGCATCAGCTTTAGACGAAGCCCGTGTCCACATCATGCGTCAGGACTACGGCGCTGCAATCCCAAGGCTGGTCGACCATCTGAACGGCAATCTCTACGACGCCGAGACCATGTACATGCTCGGGGGCTGCTTCTCCGGGCAGGGCATGAACGGGTTGGCGGTGGTATTGCTGACCACCGCCATCCAGGCGCGCGCTGCGAAAGGAAAGCCGTTCCCCGAGGCGCTGGTCGAGCTCGGCCTGGCGTACAAGGCCGAGTACCAGAACGATATGGCCGAGAAGTTCTGGCTGGAGGCGCTGAAACACGTCGATCAGCCCAAGCACCGGGCGAACATTCTCAACAATCTAGCGACCCTGTACGTGCATGAGGGACGGCCGGAAGGGGCGTTGCAATACTGCGATGAGGCGATAGCGCTCGACCCCGCCGGGCACAAGGCGCGAGCGAACCGCGGCATGGCGTGTCTGGAAATGGGGCGCTGGGCCGAGGGTTGGAAAGGGTGGAAACACGCCCAGCTTTCGGGCGACCGGCCAAAGATGGCCTACGGGGAATTGCCGGAATGGGACGGCACGCCGGGGCAGACCGTCATCGTGTACGGCGACCAGGGCATTGGAGACGAGATTTTCTTCGCCTCGCCGCTGGCGGACATGCAGCGGGTCTGCAAGAGGGTCATTCTCGACTGCCACCCGAGATTGCCGGTGCTGTTCAAGCGCTCATTCCCCGAGATCGAGGTTCACGGCACGCGCAAGGATCTGACGGATCTGCCGTGGTTCGAGGGCTGCGGCGCGGACGCGGCGATAGCGCTGTGCGACCTGTTCTCGTTTTTCCGCAATTCGGATGAGTCATGGGGCGAGGGCGCGCCGTACCTGGCGGCGGAAAGGATGCTCTTCATGCCGGAGAAGGGCATGCGGATCGGCCTCTCGTGGACCGGCGGCACCAAGGCGACGCGGCAGCACCTCCGCAGCATCTCGCTCGATCAGTTCGAACCCATTTTGCGGGCGCGGCCGGACGCGCAGTGGTTCTCGCTGCAATACACGGAGGACGCAGCGCGCCAGGTCTGCGAGATGGAGGAGCGGACGGGCATCCATATCGCGCACTTCCCCGGTTGGGTTGACACTTACGATTACGACCGGACGGCATCGTTCGTGGCGTCGCTCGACCTCGTGATCACGGTGCCGACGACCATCCATCACGTTGGTGGCGCTTTGGGCATCCCGACGTGGACGCTGGTCCAGTCCCGCCCATCGTGGCGATATATGGCGAAGGGCGAGCGGCTGCCCTG